ATCAGGTCAAGTATTAACATCGAACGGCGCAGGCGCATTACCTACATTTCAATCAGCAGGAGGGGGTACTGTAATTCCCGCAGGCACTCGTATGGTGTTCCAACAAACTTCAGCACCAACAGGTTTTACAAAAGACACAACAGCTGCCATTAACGATTCTATTTTAAGGTTAGTGACAGGTTCTGTAACCACAGGTGGTACAACAGACTTTTCAACATGGAATGCACAAACAGCAACGGGAGCCACAACGCTTTCAACATCGCAAATTCCAAGCCATAGTCATAACCTAGTTCATTATGGAGGTGAAGGGGGTGCATTCGGTCAATTTCGGACAGGTGATCCTGCGTCAGCTTCGGCTACATATTCTACACAAAATGCAGGCAGTGGAGGATCTCATACACACTCATTAACACAGTCCCTTAAATATTATGACTTTATTATTGCAAGCAAAGACTAATGGATGAAGCAAAAGTAATTTGTCCTATCACCAAAAAAGAATTACCTAATACTTGTCTAACTTGTAACTTTTGTATTAAAGAAAATAATGAAAAAGTTGGGTGTGCCATTAGAAAACAAGTGAGAATGTTTTTTAACTATAAAGAAAATGCAAAAAACTTTTTAAAAGTAACTACAGATTTTAAAAATACAATATTAAATGGCAATTGAAAAAAAAGTGCTTTGTCCACTTCTTAATCAAGAATGTATAGAAGATGGCGCAATAGTTAAAGGCAAATTAACCGCCTGTAATTTTTGGGTAGTTATTCAAGGTAAGCACCCTCAAACAGGTGAAGACATAAACCAAGGTAATTGTTGTTTAAATTGGGTTCCTATGCTTTTAATTGAAAATAGCAAAACAAACAGAGAAACAAGCTCTGCAATAGAATCATTTAGAAATGAAATGGTTAAATCTAACCAAGTAACACAACAAATTCTTTTAACAACCGCAGGAATACCTGCTAATAATTTAATTGAGGTGAAAGATGAAATTAACAATAATTAAAGATGATGGAGCGGTCTATAAAGACAATGTGTCTTACTCTAACCTTTCTTTATCGAATGTTCCTAATGATGTTCACGCTTTACAATGGAATACAGACAAAGGGCATATTGAGTTTGTAGATAATGTAAAAGCTAATGAGGCAATTACAGAATTACCATCATGGGCTAATGATGCCCTAACTGCATGGCAAACTTCTTATGAAACAGAGCAAGCTGAGATTGCTAGACTACAAGCCGAAGCAGAAGCTAAAAGATTAGCACTAGAAGCCGAAGCAGAAGCTAAAAGATTAGCACTAGAAGCCGAAGCAGAAGCTAAAAGATTAGCACTAGAAGCCCAACAAAATCAAGCATGATAACGCCAAAGGTTCATCTTAAAAAAGAACCATTCCCACATGCCATTATAGAAGATTTTTATAACGAAGAAGAATTAAGGCTTATTTGGAAAGAATTAGAATACTTAACATCTCCAAATAAAATGATTTTATCAGGAAGTGAATTAGGAACAGCTAAAGACGGACTTACACAGGTAACAAAATCTGACAGTTATGGTATTAATTTAGATAACTTTTTTAGTGAAAAAACATACTCTGATATTTTAGTTGTAACCGATAAGATTTTCAATTCAAATCTTTTAAATCAAATAGCTTCACTTCATCCTCTTATGGGTCATGTAGCACATCTTAATGATAGCATTACAAAATTAAAATACTATGAAGATGCTGAAGAGTATAAAGGGCATATAGATACACCAAGATTTACAATGACAAATTATTTTTTCAAAGAGCCGAAACAATTTAAAGGCGGAGATATATACTTTAAAGACTTTGATTACACAATAGAAATTAAAAATAATATGGTGATTTTCTTTTGTGGTGCAATCAACCATGCCTCTACAAAACTAATATCAAATGATTTTTATGATAAGTTTTCAGGTTATGGCAAATATGTCGTAACTAAATTTTTAGGTATTAAATAATGCTAATTAAATTTAATAATTTTATTTCAGATCAAGAGTTATCTTACATAGAAAATATTATAGTAAGCCCTAGGTGGAGATGGGATCATAAATCAAACCCAACAGACACTCAATCTTTTTGGCAAATTGATGACCTTAAAGATGATGAGTTTTTTAGTGTTCATTTATTAAATCGTATAAAAGAAGCAACGGGTGATGATTTTGAGGTAGAAAGAATTTATATGAATGGGCATACTGCTTGCTCATCAGGTTTTCCACATCAAGATTCCAAACAAGAAAATGGCAGAACATTTTTAATATACTGCAATCGAGAGTGGAAATCTGAATTTGGTGGTGGGACTGCTTTTATAGTAGACGATGAAATTGCTACAGTAAATCCAAAACCTAAATCAGCCATTTATTTTAGGAACGATGTATTTCATCACGCAACACCATTAAGTAAAGACTTTAATGGGCTAAGAGTAACACTAGCATTTAAACTTTTTAAAATATAATGTATTCAATATTCCACACATCCCATTGTGGATCTACATTATTAGCTTGTTTATTAAGTAAGTCTATACCAACATTAACAGAGCCTAGTTGGTCACATGATATTAGATTTGTGGAAAGCATAGAAGATAAATTAAAATTAGTTGAAGCCAACCATAAACAAAATATATTAGTTAAATATTCAAGTCTTGTATGTGATATAGCTCCACACATAGAAGGGAAAAAAGTATTTTTATATAGAGATTATCAAGATCATATAAACAAACTTCAGCCTATAGACAAAGAGCAAGAAAGTTTGTTTTGGTGTTTTAGATTTGCTAATTTAATTAAAGCTAAAGATGTATTATTTATTGAATCTAATTACTTTTTAAACAATCAACAACAAGTAGTTAAAGAAGTGTGCGATTGGTTTGATATTGAATATATACCTATTGAGATAAATTTTCATGTAAAACAAACAGGATACAACCATAAAAACGAACCAATAAAAATATGAAAATACTTATTATGGGTTTGTCAGGAAGTGGCAAATCCGAGTTAGCTAAAGAACTACATAGCTTGTTTCAAAATGACGAAAGGTCGTCAATCCGCATTAATGGTGACGAAGTCAGAGAAGCTAATAACGATTGGGACTTTAGTTCTGAAGGTCGTATTAGGCAAGCTGAAAGAATGGCAAGGTTAGCCAAAGAAAGCAATACTGACTATGTCATAGCTGACTTTATAGCACCTACCAAACAAACTAGAGACATTTTTAACCCTGATATGTTAATATGGCTCAACACAGTAAGGTTTAGTAAATATACCAATACTGATGTTGTTTTTCAAAACCCAACAAAGTATGCATTTAAAGTAAATAAAAAAGATGCTAAAAAGTGGGCTTTAACTATTTATAATTACATCAATAAACAGGAGAGGTAAGTGATTAAATTAGAATTTTCTTTAGAAGACACAAACGCTTTACTTGCAAATTTAGGTACATTACCCTATCAAAATGTATTTTCTTTAATAACACAAAACAAAATGTAGTAAAATATAGCAAAATTAAAAGGAATTTATTATGGCAAGCACCTATTCAGCACTAAAAATAGAACTCATAGCTACAGGCGAACAGTCTGGTACGTGGGGCACAACAACTAATAACAACTTAGGCGACAGCGCACTAGGTGAAGCTATTACAGGTTCTGCCGATGTGGCTTTCTCTAGTGCAGACGTTACAGTTACTCTTACTGATTCAAACGCTTCTCAAACGGCTCGAAACTTACGACTTAATTTAACAGGTACCTCAGGTGGTGCTCGTAATCTTATTTTAGGTTCTGGTTGTCAAATTGAAAAACTATATTTAGTTAACAATGGTTTAGCAGATACAGTAACTGTAAAAAATACATCAGGTACAGGCATTGCAGTTCCAGCAGGTAAAACCATGTTTGTGTTTAATAACGGTACTAACGTGGTTGATGCAACGACGCATTTAACATCTCTTACCTTAGGTTCTGCTCTTCCAGTAGCTTCAGGTGGTACAGGCGCAACAACAGCGGGCGGGGCTAGAACAGCTTTAGGTACCGCCGCTTCTGGGGCTAATAGTGATATTACTTCTCTTACAGGATTAACAACTCCTTTATCTATAGCTCAAGGTGGTACAGCGTCAACTTCAGCATCTACAGCTAGAACTGCATTAGGTTTAGTAATTGGCACAGACGTTCAGGCTTACGATGCAAATACAGTATTTGATGATGTAGCAACTAATTTTACTGCTAAACAAACATTTACAGGCACATCTGCAATTATATCATCTAAATTTGCTAACGCTTTAGAAGGTGTTACAGTATCAGCGACAGCAGCTACAGGTACTATTAACTATGATGTGACTACACAGTCAGTTTTATATTACACATCTAATGCAAGTGCAAACTGGACAGTCAACTTTAGAGCATCTAGTGGCACATCTTTAAATACCGCTATGTCTACAGGTGAATCCATTACAGTTGTATTTTTAGTCACACAAGGATCAACAGCTTATTATAATAGTGCAGTAACTGTTGATGGCTCATCTGTTACACCTAAATATCAAGGTGGCACAGCACCAACAGCAGGCAATGCTTCATCTATAGACGCTTACTCATATACAATTGTTAAAACAGCTTCTGCAACATTTACAGTATTAGCATCACAAGTTCAATTTAAATAGGATAACAAATGCCTTTTTTAGCTAGAAGAGCAGTCGCAGCAGCGCAAGGTTTTGGGCTTACAAGCGTAAATACGTTTAGTTTTACAGCTACAATATCATCTAATACTACAAGTTATAATTTAGCTACGCAAGCTACAACAGCAGGATGGAATGGTGTTGCACCTATTATAGCTAATATTACTGTAAATAATAGTATTTCATTATCTGGTACAGGTAATACTACAAGTTCAGCTCTTATTTTACCTAGCACAATACCTACAAAAAGTATTATTACTCTCACTAATAATGGTTCTATTTTTGGAGCTGGTGGAGCAGGGGGTTCAGGCTTTGCAGGTATAGTACAAGAAGCAGGTAACGTAGATGGCATAGGTGAAGGTGGTGATGTTCCTAGTAACCCTTTTGGTGACTCTAACCCAGCTACAAACGGTCAACCTGGTACGAGTGGTTATACAGCTATTTACATGGATACAGCTTGCACATTAAACATATATAACTATGGCACTATAACAGGCGGCGGCGGTGGTGCTGGTGGTAATGGTGGTAATAACTCAGGCGGTGGCTCTGGTGGTAACGGTGGTGTAGCTCTTGTTGAAACAGGTAGCCCTACAGTCACTTTATATAACCAATCAGGTGCTATATTTGGTGGTGGCGGTGGTGGCGGTTCTGGTTGGGGAAATAGAATAGCAGGTTCTACAGCAGGCGGTACAATAGGTAATAATGCTACTAAAACAAGTGACGGTGGTGGTAACTTTGGCACTCTTGGTACAGCAGGTCGTTCATCTACTAATAATGCAACAACATTATTTTCAGGTGCAGGCACACATTCACTATGAAACTATTTATTGGCGTTTTAATTGTACTTTGCCTTTTATGGTGCGTACATCATTTAGGAGTTTAATATGTTAACCTTATTTTCAACACTTATATCTTTTTTATCTGGTGGACTACCACGTGTACTTGATTTCTTTCAAGATAGATCAGATAAAAAACAAGAGCTTGCTTTAGCACAACTGCAAATAGAACGAGAACTACAACTTAAAAAAGCAGGGTTAGAAGTACAAGAACGTATTGAAGAAATTGAATTACGTGGTATAGAGACACGCGCTGCAGTAGAAGAACGCTCTGCATTATATAACCATGATATTGAAATAGGACGTGGTGCAAGTCGTTGGGTAATAAACTTAAGAGCAAGTGTTAGACCGGTGATTACTTATGGCATGTTTATGCTATTTGCGTTTGTAGAGATATTTGGTTTTTATTATGCAACGCATTCTAATGTTGACTTTATGGTAGCGTTAGAAACATTGTGGAATAGAGACACACAGATTATTTGGGCTTCCATCGTTTCGTTTTGGTTTGGTACACAAGCTTTTAAGAAATGAAACTAAGTGCTGAAGGACTTAAACTTATTAAGCATTTTGAAGGCGTTCGTTATAGGCCCTATCGTTGTAGTGCTGGGCTGTGGACTGTTGGCGTGGGTCATCTTATTGGGGATGGTAAATCTTTGCCTAAGGCTTGGAATAGAGTTTTTACGGAGCAAGAAATAAATGCGTTCTTTATACGGGATATCTTTCGATTTGAGCGAGGAGTTAGAATGTACATTAAGGTGCCTCTTAGACAATCTGAGTTTGACGCTTTGTGTTCTTTTAGCTTTAACCTTGGTTTGGGGACATTACAGCGATCAACCCTCCGTCAAAAAATTAATCGAGGTGATAAAAAAGACGCTGCTAAAGAAATACTAAGATACTGCAGAGCTGGCGGTAAAATTATTAAAGGGCTTCAAAGGCGACGCGAAGCTGAATATCAAATGTTTTTAGGGTAATCATGCCATTAAGTAAACTTGTATTTAAACCAGGAGCAAACCGAGATCAGACTAATTATGCCTCTGAA